CATGAAAGGAAAGTTTAAAGATTTTAAAATACCTCTAAAAGTTCCTTTCAAAGAGAATCTAAACCGCTCCCGAAAGGTAAGGGCCTTCCGTTCGCGGATCGTTCTCCCAACTGGGGTCGGAAAAGAATTTCTCGGAAAAGGACTGATCAAAGGTGTCCTTGGGCTCAAGCTCAAGGACCGTAAAAGGTTAGAAGAAACTTGGTTAGCTTGGGCAGGACCCTTTTGCGTTCTAGTTCCCGGCCTCGCGAAGGGCCTTCCTATGGAAGGGCCTCCTAGGACTGAGAACCTGAAAGTAAAAAGATCCATCCTCAAGTTCTACAAGTGGGTTTTAACATGTTGGGTAAACCAAGGAGGTGATTGGACTCTAAAGAGACTCTCGAATCTATCCGCGTGGTGCCTATACTACTGTGTTGAGAGTGAATACTCTCAACCTGAAGTACTTAGCGGCACCTACGGGATGAGTCGAGATGGCTTCTTAGACTTCAACCACTTCAACGGTGGAAATCTGGAGGCACTAGTGCCTACAAGAGGTCCTCGGATGGTTTCTCCACATGAAAAGACAAACTTCTACCTATACGAACTCTACTCTGCGAAAGGGGGCCTCCCCGGTCCTTCCGATGAAACGGTTTTATCCGCTTTTAGGAAGCACAGGGAGACTCTCCTCTCCAGGGGTGAAACTCATGAAGTAATCCTCAATGCTGCCGAAAGGTTTGCCAGGAAGTATCACGATAAGTTCAAACCATTACCTTCAGCGGTTCACATTACCGTTGGCAACTCTGCCGTCCTAGAGAACACACGTTCTAAAGGAGGTAGAGGAGCCTGGATAATGGAACAGCTTGAGCAGGTTAAAATGTTTGACCCTATCGAGATTCCTGGTTACCAAGGACCCTTATACGACGCCTTTGGTGAATACCTTCGTGGTTATCCTACCCCCGGCTCACTCTGTTTAGAAGATCTTTACTCTGAAGTAAGGACCATAGACGGAGGAGAAGGTTTGGATGCCATGATGGATTCATCAAAGGCTCGGGCAAGGGCCCTTGAATATCGGTGCTATGAGGAGGCTCATAAGAGTGGGTTTCTACCTGGAGTCAATGGTGAGCCCCTCTGGGGTTCTGGTTATATGGGAATATATTCCAGTCCCCCAGAGATTCTCACTACCGACTTCAGGTCTAAACCCTACTTGGTTAGGGCAAGTGCTGTTAAAGAGCAAGGGAACAAGGCGAGAATCATTACGATCTCACCTGGTTCTCTTGCGACCATCCTACATAATGCTAGAACCTACTGTTTCTCTTCCCTTAGGAAAGATCCAGAAGTTGGTTCACTTAGCGAGGATGGAACCCTTAACAGCTATCTGAAGAGGGTAAACAAATACCTTCAGGAAAACCCTGACGAGGATCTAAGTGATCAAGTGTTGGTTTCCCTAGACTTAACTAGGGCCACCGACACCTTCCACTTAGATATTTGTCAGAGGTTTTCCCGAGGGTACCTTGGGCACCCTTCCACACCTCTAAAGGTACGGATTCTTCAGGACCTTGCCGCTTCGCCGGTTTCACTTGAGTATCCTTTGAATGATTTTGAACTCAATGGAGAGTCTATTTCTGAAAGAGGGATCCTTATGGGAAATCCTTCTAGTTGGTTCTTCCTTTGCTTGTTTACCCGTTTCTTCTGGGAACTTTCAGGTTATCTAACCCGAGTTCTCCGGAATTATAACAAGGTCTACAGAAATGGAAAACTAACTAAGAAGGCCTTGGAGTCAATCGATGCTTTCTTAAACACCGATGACTCTAAAATTTCCTCTGGGGATCCCAAAACAGGGAGGTGTGGAGACGATCAAATCTCCCTCTGTAAGAAGCTTCGCGGACTTTTGTTCGAAAAGCTTCTATCAGAGGGAGGTGGTATCATCTCCCCAGGAGTGCACTTCAGGAGTGAGAAGTGGGGGATATACTGCAAATCCCTCTTACGTTTAGATAAAACTAAACGTAAGATGGACTTCGAGGATATCCTCCGCTCTCGACTCCTGAGCACTCCTGATGCGCGCCTCCCTGGGAAGAAAGAGAACCCTCCCGAATGGTCCCGTGGAAGCGCCTCTTCAAAGGAACTAGCATGGTGGCAAGGGGACGAGTTTAGGGACTCTGTTTATCAGAGTGCCTCAACCTTTGTCCACTGGCGTTATGCTGATTTCCTTAAGAAGGCACGCTTCATGGGCCTTGAGATTTATCTTCCACAGGCTTTTGGTGGGTTAGAGTACCCCCATCACCAGAGGAAGATAATCCTACAAGGCAAGACCAAGCGGATGTTATCTATTCTTCTCAGAAACGATATCTCCATTGAGCACTTATTGGAGTCAAATAAACTAGGTAAGTTGTGGAGTTCCACCACTCATAGTCCTCTAGGGGTTAAAGTCGAGGGAACCATAAAGGATTTCCTCTCCTGGCAGGAGAGCAAATCCATTTTCGGTTTCCATTTCGATGACTTAGAACCCCCTGAGTTCCCTAAATGGTGGACCCTACAACCTTATATTGATCGTATAAAGAAAGAACATCCTGGTTGGAAGACCTTAGATGAAGTTATGGACCTGCTCCAGGGGCCACTATATGCTTCTTTAGCATATAAGTACCCTTCTGGGAGCATTTCCAAGAATCCTTCTCTAAGGGAAATATCCAAGATGTTCATCAAGATACGAGATCAAATACTAGATAGTGACTCTCATAAGTATCAACAGTTCAAAATCACGTCCTTTTCTGATATCAAAAAAAGGTCTGATTGGAAGTGGAAATCGGTCCTCATCAGTGATGAGAACCTTGATCTAATTCCAACCCTGACCTCAAATTGATTCTTTTCCGGTTACCTTCCGAGAGTGTAAGCTCTCTTTGGAAGGTTCCAATAGGGTTCCTCAAGGGCTAACGTGTTAGTCGAACTAATACAGTTATCCTTTTTGGAACCCACTGCTGCTTGAAACAAAGGCCCTCAGGGCCTTTGC